ACTGTGTTAATTCCATATTCATCAAAGTCATATTTCAAAAAATCAACAAACATATTTCCATAACCCCTATTTATTAAATCAGATGATATAACAGCACCACTATTTGGAGTATTAGCACCAGTTAAAAGTTTACTAATATGTCCCTCTCCACACGCTGGCTCTAGTGCAGGATAGATAATTTTTTCTACCTTTAAAAGAGCTTTTACACTATCAGGGTGAGTAGCATAATAATCATTTTTCACTCTACCTCTTGTTGGATTTCCACCAGCTATCTTATTTCCATTCATACACTTTATATATTATTAATTAATCTTATATATCTATTTTGTATAACTACTTATATGTTTTGTATATATCCCTCTTAGATTGAGGGGGTTGGTTAATATAATTGATTTGTTTAGGAAGTCCTAATCCTCTTGTAAGCCATACTGAATGAAATGACGATCCACCGACCTTTTCTACTGCCAACATTTTTGGAGTAATATAATTTATTCTTTTTTCTGGAATTATAATTTGTATATACAAATCCTTAAATAATCTCAATGCCTCTACTCCTCCTAAATGTTCCAGCCTAATAAGAAAAATGAATGGCTTACCAAGCTCTATTGCTCTCTTAATAAACTTTTTATTTCCGTTAAATGGAGGATTTGTTATTAAAATATCCCAATTGACTTTTGGTTCACTTAGTAAACAGTCTATACTATTATTTCCTATTACATTAAAATCTCTTTTAATTAACTCTTTTGCCATATGTCCTTGTCCATAACAGGCTTCCCAATAAACTTTACCTTTTGGTAAAAATTGTTCTATATAATCTATTGCTTCTGGTGGAGTAAACATTTCATTAAAATTATGTAGTTTCGGGTATTCTTTTATAGTTTTTTTCATATTATTTATTTATTTAATTCTAACATCTTTTTCTCATATTCTTCTCTTGTAAACACAACATTAGCAATAGCATATTTTAGTTCTTTAGCATTACGACAATGAGAGCAATAAGAGCAATGAGAGCAATCAGAGCAACGAGAACAATTAGAGCAATAAGAGCAATCAGAGCAATCATCGCAATAAGAGCAATTAGAGCAATAAGAGCAATTAGAGCAATCTACGCAATCTACGCAATCATCACAATCAGAGCAACCAAAGCAACTAGAACAATCAGAGCAATCATTACAATTATTACAATCAGAACAATCAGAGCAATCAATAATTTCCTTATTTAATTCTTTAGACCATTTATAATAGTATAATTCATTTATGGTCATTTTTAATATTTCTTCTTTTGTTTTTTTCATATTATTTAATAAGTTTATTTATTTAGCAATATAATTAATCTGTTTTGGTAAGTCTATTTTATAAGTAAGCCAAATAGAATGAAAAGGACTTCCACCAACTTTTTCACCATTAAGCATTTTAGAAGTAATATAATTTATTCTTTTTTCAGGTATTATTATTTTTATATACAAATCCTTAAATAATCTCAATGCCTCTACTCCTCCTAAATGTTCAAGCCTTATAAGAAAAGCAAACGGTTTACCTAATTCTATTGCTCTTTTTATAAACTTCTTGTTTCCATTAAAGGGAGGGTTTGTTATCAATATGTCATACTCTGGGTTTTCTACAAAAATATCCCAATCCTTATTTCCAATCACCGTAAATCCTCTTTTTTTTAATTCATCTGCCATATGTCCTAATCCATAACACGCCTCCCAATATATTTTATTTTTTGGTAAGTATCTTTCAATATAATCTAATGCTTCTGGCGGTGTATACATATAATTGAAATTGTGAAGTTTAGGAAATTCTTTTTTTTTCATACACTTTTTACTTTAATAGATTAATTAGACTGTCTATACATTCTTCGCTTTGGTCTTGTAGGGGTTGGCCGAGTTGCCATTTAATATCAGGAGAAATCATTTCAATTTCTTGTGTTTCTCCATCATCTGTATCGTAAATATCACTAATATATATAGGTCTATCACAAGCCCTAAGCACATCTTTAAGGGTAATATCACGACCTATTATTTCTAAGTTTTTAACATCATTAGTATTAAAATTATCTATACTATTTTCACTTACAGCTGTTAAATCTTGTTTTTTATCTCCTTTAAATCCAATTAAACATCCTATTCTTATAATAGTATATTCTGCTCCATCATCATCTAAAAACTTACACCCAAACTTTAACTCTAAAACATCTTTCTTCACTTCTTCACATTTAAAGATAAGCTCTCTTAGTTCTTTTAGTTTTGATTTCATATTCTTTATTATTATTTACTAATGGTTGCGGTCAGATAAATTAACTCTCTCATTATTGGTTAATGAAACCAAACCAGTCATTATTTAATAGCCCTGGTAATAACAGCCAAGTTTTATGTTTAGTCATTACTCTAAACTTTTAAAAGGCATATTACTTCCACTATAAAGTTGAAACCGCAGACATTAATAAACAATACTTAGCCGAGAGTTGGGAATACGAATCCCTACAGACCAAGATAACTAGGAACTCAAATCTCTAGCTATCACTTCACTCTCGGTTGCCTATGTTGGGCGAGAAGAGGTCGCGACCCTCAACGAGCTTTCCAACCGGCACATCCCGAATCTTGTCGGGAACATAGGGTTTATAAATCCCCTATAATACCTACTAATTTAATAGGCATTAAGGAGATACCAGCTCAGGCTGATAACGTCCTATGGTTATTTTTTATATATTCTAGTATTTTTTTAGATGTATTAGTTTTCATAAATTTATTATAGCATAAAAAGTTCCTAGTTCCTAGTATATTAGGAATTATATCATATATTAATGTTCCCCATGTCTTATAACTATATAATAGCATAATCGTTAATAGTATGCAAGGTTGATAAATTTGCTAATATTAGCAAAGTTATATAAAGTGATTTTCGTCTCCCCAATTTACTTGTAAGGTTTTCAGTTTTCGCTTGCCTCTACAGATTGTGGATAAACTGTGGATAACAAAAAAACAGCATTAGGCGGTTTAAATGCTGTTTTTAACGGTTATTATATAAATTAACTATCAATTTATACAATGATGATTAAAAAGGTTATAATCTTTTAATCTGTTTTTCAATACTTGTTAAATTGCGATCAACTATATTTAGCTGTTCACATGGATTATAAAATATATTATATAACTTAGCTTTAAATTTATATAATATTGATAACAAATTATTTTTTTCTTGTTTTATCATATAATTTTTAATGTACCGCCATTTTGATTAATACTTGATACATATATCAAGTCAAGTTCTAAAAGCTCACTGTGAGCCGTTTAAAGCCTTGTTATTGACTACAAAACTGGTTTATAGTCAATTTATAAGAGTTTAAAGATTAGTTAAGATAATTAATTAAACTCTGGAACTCCTGCCCATTCTAAAAGTAAAACATCGCCAGGATCAATAAAATCTTTCAAGCTTTGGAGTTCTAATATTTCGCTAGTACTTATTTTCTCGGCTTTAATTTCTTGCCTTAAATATTCAAGGCGTTTTTGTCGTTTTGTCATATTATTATTTTATACGGGCTTAAATTGTCCGCTTATCTATACCCTGGAATAATCCAAAGTATAGGAAATGGGCAATTATTTTACAGGCTCCTTGTTCTCTTCCTCTTCTGTTATTGCGTCGTTCCATAACTCCATAAATATGTTATAGTCGCTCGCTAGTTCCTGGTAAATATAAGCAAATAAATCCATTGCCATTATTTTATAGGCGTCTGTCTCTCCTTCAATTAAGCCTTGTTCACCTGCTAGGCCTTGGCAATCGGCGTTCTCTGTCCACTTTTTCACTTGCTCCCAGTAATATATTGGGGTTAAGCTGTCCGCCTACTCGTTTATATAGTCCTCAATTTCGTCCGGCTCGTTGCCATGGGTGTAGTTGTCTATAAATTCCACTAATTGCTCTAGGTTTATAAAGTCCTCTTTATTCTCTCTAATAATTTTTTCAAAATTTTTCATATTATTTTAGTTAGTTTAGTATTTTAATAATTCTTTTAAATATTTTTGGCAGTATTTCCTCATTAATTATTTTCTGCCACTCGGGACGCTTTGCTCCGGTTTCTATTTTAATGTTAGCTGTCCCAGAAGTCCCGTTTTTGAATAATTCCGCTCCACTTCTCAATAGATAGAATTGACTAAATAACTCTGATAATTCCCAACCCTCTTTTTCTGTAAATGTTGCTTTGTCTAATAACTTGCTATCAAATATATTATAGCAATAATCATCGTCTTTAGTGTTATTTTTCCCTAAAAAACTGCTTTTAATGTGTTGATGGCTGTCAATATCTCTAGCTTGGCTTGGCTTCCTATTTTCCTTATAAGTCTCAACATATCCAAAACCCCAATAGCATTCGCAGTCCCAGCTTGGAGCCTCTAACCAATATCTAACATTGTGCTCGTCAACTCCCAGCAAATATACATCTTTATTAAATGCGTTGTCTTTTTCTTTTTTCATATTATTATTATTATTTTAATGTATTAAACTCATTGATTACTTCCTCGCACTGCTCCTTGCTGATAAGTCCATAACCTCCAACGAAGCAAAATGCTTGATTAGTTTTTAATAAATGATCTGAGACTTGGCAAGCCAGATAATAGTCCATGCTTGTTGTTGTCGTTTTAATATTCATATTGTTATTTAGTTATTAATACTATTTTATAAATGATTACAAGCCAGGCGATTAGTAATATTGCTGTTAAAACAACACTGAGTCTAACGGTGGCTTCTCTTCGTGCTTCTTGTCTTTTTTTCCATTCGCTTTTTGTTTTTTTGTTTTTCATAATGTTATTATTATTTAGTCAATTAGTTTTGACCTTTAACTACATTCTAACATAGTAATTAAGAAAGTCAAGCGGTAATGTTTACAGGGTTTAATTGAGTTATCCACAAGGTGCTATTTTATAGTATTAATATTAGTATTAATATTAAGTTTATATAATTAACCTGTGGATAACCTGTGGATAACTTCTGTTATGATTATACTATTATATAGTTCAAAAGGGACATAAAAGACGCTTTTTGTCAAATTGTTCAAATAATAGGGTCAAATGTTCAGATAATGGAGGTATTTTTTTTATTATCTGAACAGGAATTAGTCAATGTTTATAAGGGTTATGTTTACTTTTGTAATAATGTTAAAATGTTATTATAATATATTTAAATTAAAATTTTTTATAGGGTTATATATGTAGTTATGGTATAGTATAGTTAGGTCACAAAACAAAAGAAAAGTACAATAACATTTTAACATTTTAACAAAAGTAGTGTTTAGTCAATGTTTATATAGTGTTTTCTTGTTCAGATAATAAAAGCCAAAAACTCAGTATAATAACAAGCCTTTAAACACGGGGTTTTTTAAATTCAGTATAATAACAAGCCTTTAAACACGGGGTTTTTTTTGTTTAACATATCATTATTTTATAGTTATTAAGGTTTAATCTTCCTATTATGAGCAAAATTGAAAAAAAAGAAGCAAAAATGCTTCAATAGTAATTATATCACGTTATAATAGATACAATTATAATATATAACACATATAACTTACAACTTATAACATATAACTTTTTTAACTAATACTAGCTAAATTATACAAGTCTTATACTTCGCTTAATGGCTATTAATCCACCTATTAACTAACATCTATTGACATATCTGTCAAATAGTGATAATCCCCCAAGCTCAATTTGGCTAATATTAGCTAAAATATTTGCTAGTTGACGTAATCCTTGTTATGTGGCACAAGTTGACTAATCTGTCAAATAATGCCCTACCCATCGACAAGCACCCCACCCACCCCTTCTCATATTATATATAGATGTCCGTTCAAAATTTCATTCATTTTTCACAATTACCAATTATACTATACCATAGCTCACATCACACCATAAACATTGGCTAATATTACAGTAAAAAGATTTATCACACTTGACAACTACAAACTTTTATGCTATACTAGTAGTATAAGAAATGAATTATATGAAAAAATTTGAGAATGGTTACGATTACGACAGAGAACTAACTGATATTAAAAATAAAACTGCCGAAAGAACAGAAGAATATGTCAAAGAACACACTAACTTACGAAGAAAAAAACAAAATAATATCTAAATATCTTGCTAATGGTAAAGATAGTACATTTGTAGCTCTATCAAAAGAGTACAATGTAACGACCAACACCATTAAAGATGTAATAGATAACCCAGAAGTCAGGTTACAGATAGAAAAGCGAAACTTGACCCTCTCAAGGGCTAAGGAGGCTACTCGTATGGATGAGATTAAGGGTCAGATGTTAGAATTTATATCATCTTCATTAGAAGAAGGAATGGATGAACCTAGAAAGATTGTATTACTAGACAAAGTAAAAGGAATGTTAGATTCTTTGGACCGTATCTCACGTTTAAATCGTGGAGATATTACTGATAACACACAACATACTGAAAGAAAAGTTAATATAGATGTAGCAGCTATTATAGGCGAACTTAATACACCAGAAAAAAAGAAAGATTTTTTAAGAAGTCAACAGTTAATCATAGCAAATAGTGATAAAGAATAAAGCGGGGTAGAGCAGTCAGGTGGCTCGTCAGGCTCTAAACCTGAAGGTCGTTGGTTCGAATCCAACCCCCGCAACAAAAATATGGCAATACCAATTAAAATAATATCATCAGAAGAACAGAATAAAATATTGGCAAATAAACTAGATGAAAGAATGGCTATTCAATGTTTAATTGCTGACAGTAATCCAAAAAGTGGTATCAATAAATGTTTGATAAAAGATTTATGTAAAGAAAGTTTTGCTTATTGGTGTGATAATTTCTGCTGGATACAAGACCCTGAAGCAGAAGATGTTGAAGATAAAGAAATACCGTTCCTTTTATATAGTTATCAAGAAGAAGCAGCACAAGCGATTATAACCGCAATTAATAAAGGACATGACTTACCTATCGAAAAGACTAGGAAGATGGGTATGTCGTGGCTTATAGTGTGTATATTTGTATGGGGTTGGCACTTTCACAAGTGGGATTGTTTACTAGGTTCTGAAAAAGCTTCTAAAGTTGATGTACGTGGAGATATTGGAAGTCTTATTGAAAAAGCTAGATACATAATACGTACAAATCCTACATGGTTAATGGAACATCTTATTAATAAGAAAAATGATAAGACAATGTTACTTGTTAATCCACTTAGTGGTTCAAAGATTAAAGGTGATTCTAATTCGGTGGATTTTGGTCGTGGAGATAGAACAAAGGTTGTATTATTAGATGAAAATTCAGCTTGGGCTCGAACAGATAGACAGGCTTGGACATCTTCATCTTCTACAGCAAAATGTCGTATAGCTTTATCAACTCCTAATCATCGTGGTAAAAATTGTTATTATTATCAGGTTGTTAAAAATGCTAAGGATAAAGATTTACCTTACATAAGATTACATTGGACATTACATCCTATATTCGCTGAAGGTTTAAATTATAAAGAAGATGGCTCACCTACTTCACCATGGTATGAGAATGAAGTACTAAGGGCAACATCTAACGTAGAAGTGGCACAGGAACTTGATATTAATTATGAAGCTTCTGCTACTGGAAAAGTTTTCGCTGGATTTGATTATGAAAAGAATGTGAGTGAAAATGCTACTTATAATCCTAACTTACCTTTATATATAACTTGGGATTTCGGATTAGACCAAACAGCATTACAATGGATACAGCCAGACAGGGCAAATCATGTAATAAATATTATAGATGAATATACTAATGATGGAACAACTCGAGAAGGAAGTGATATTTATCATTATATAGATATAGTAGAAAGTAAACCATATAAAAGAGCAATACACTTTGGTGATCCACATAGTGGTGAGAATAGGTCTTTAGCAGCTAGAGGTTCATCAAACGCAAATATATTAAGAAGAAGTGGAATAATATTTAAGTCTTACAATGTAAAGATAAATGTAAGAATAGCATCTGGTAGAAATATATTAGAAGAAATAAGAGTTAATCCAGATTGTACTCTTACTATAGATATGTTTTCTGCTTGGCAAATGAAAAGACAAAAGAGTGGTAATACAGCATCGGAAGTACCAGAGCATGATGAGAGATCTCATTTAGGAGATGCTTATACTTACTTTGCAGTTGGATATAAAAAACAAACAGAAAAAACAGTCCACGAAAAGAAAGTTTATAATAAAGGAATTAGTGGAATAGCATTATAATTATGAGAAAAGAAGATAAAAAAGAAGAAGTAATAGAAAGAACACCTTTTAATAAAGATAAAGAGAAAGAGGCTGTTTATAATAAATATTGGAGTAAGTTTCTTAAATACGAACAAACAAGAAACCAAACAATTAGATTCTTCAATAAAAATGGAATATCAAGAAATATCCTAGACTATATTAGAGATGGTGTGGATAGAATGAATGAATTTCATCAACAACCAGATTATAAAGAAGATTGGCAGTCAAATACCTTTGACCCTATCACTAGAAACAAGTTAATCGGTATATTGTCAAGAATTGCTTCGTCAAGAATGAAACCAGAGTTAATTATTAAGGCTAAGTCGATATTTAAGACAGTTGGTACAGTTGAAAGAAAAATGATTTTTTCAGACTTATTAGAGGCTGCTAATAGACATAATAAGGATGAGATGCAGTTGATATGGGAAATGTACAGTTGTATGTCACAAGGAACGTTAATTGGTTATGAAAGTTGGAAGAAAGACGCTAGAAAAGTACAGTATATTAAATCAATAGACCCTGATACTGGAAAATATGAAACAGAAGATATAGAAATAAACGCATGGGATGATGTGTTTGGAGAAATAGTACCTTTAAATGAGTGGTATCCTGAAACAATTTTTGTTCACGATATTAGTCAAATACATAGATGTTACAGAACACAAATATTATCAGATGAAAAGTTTAAAGATACTTATGGAAAGTTCTCTAACTTTAGCAAAGTAAGACCAGCTGGTGCTTACGGAGTAGAAGGAGTTTACGATTGGGGTATTCCTCACGATATTAATAATGAAGAATATTTTATTCTACAATATTATGATGAAGTAGAAGATAAATTATGTATATGGGCAAACGGAACAGAATTTTATAATGGACCTATGCCTTGGAATCATAAAAAATTACCTTTTTGGATTGCGATATTTGAACCTATTAGTGATAATTTAATTTACGGTAAATCTTTACCTGATAAATTAATGGGAATGCAAGATATGAATAATGGTTTATTTAACGCAATGTTAGACCAATTATTTATGGGATTAAAATCTCCTATCTTTGCTTCTGGTGACTTTGATGATTTGGGTGATGGTTATTTAGAACCTAATAGAATTTATCAATCATCTGAAGCTGGTAGTTCTATTGGAAAAGTTAATTTTGGAGGTGTTGACCCTACAGCATATAATATGCTTAGTTTGATAAAACAGGGTATAGAAGAATCAAGTATATCAGCTCAAGCAAATGGTGTTGCTACAGGTGGTAGAAAGACTAAATATGAAACACAACAATTACAAGAAGGAGCATTGAGCTTAGCATCCTTATTCTTACAAATAATGGAAAGTTCATATTCACAAAAATACTTATTAAGATTATATAATCTTATACAATATTATACATTACCAACAAGTGTGGAAAGTGGAAAACCTCAATTTAAGTTTATCGTATTAGAAGATAGAAAATTAACAAATGGAAAGATTGGAAAGAAAATGATTCAGATTACAGATAGTGTTGATGATGCTAATGTTCTTAATAAAAATTTAGTTGATGTAGCTGAACAAGAAGAAGGAAAAGAATTTGATCCATTAAATTCTAGGGTAGAGCCAGTAGTTATTACAACTGATTGGATTACTAATCATGAGTTAGAATTTGAGATTAAAATAGTTGCTAATAGTTCAGTTAAAGATAGTGAGATTGATAAGACTAATAAAAATATTTCTTTCTATCAAATGACAGCAGAAAGTCCATTGATTAATCAAACTAAGAATATGAAAGATTTAGCTGAAGCATTTGGTAAAGATGAAGATATTGTTAAGGAAGAAGAAGAACAACAACAATCTCAAGACCCAATGGCTAATTTGCCAGATTTAAGTGGTCAAACAGGTGAAGCTAAAACAGAATTAATATGATAAGAAAGTGGTTATTAAAAATATTTATAAATTTGTATCTTAAAAAGAATAGAGATATTTATAAATTAACTCCTAAGAATGAACTAAAGAAGTTTATGTTTAGTAACACAACTGATGTGTTCGATATAATGAGAGCTTTTCTCACAAGTCAAACATTATCTTATTGGGAAGCTAATAGCGATTACGAAAGGAATATCGTTAAGGGAAGTGGTTTAATGTTACAGTTGTTAATGGATTTAAACAGAGCTTCACTAAAAATAAACGAGAATTACAAAGATGAAGACAGGAGATTAAAAGAATGGTTAAGAATTAAAAATAATTTGTTGGCAGAGAAAACCAACCAAAAAACTCAATAAAAAAATATGATAGACCCAAAAACAGGAGAAGAAATAACTCCTATTGTCAATGGTCCTGACGATAATAAAATCACTGAGTCTGGAGACGGCACTCCCAAAACAGAAGACAAAGTAGAAGACAAAGTAGAAGATTTTGTACCTCTTTCGAAAGAGAAAACAGAAAAACTACTTAAGAAAGCAAATGATTTTGACGGTATCATTGAAAAACAACGTTTAGATAAGTTGAGTAAAAAAGAACCAGAGAAAAACAACGAACCTAACGATGAAATTTCAAAGAAACTAGCAGAATTACAAGCTGAAGTTAATTCATTTAAAGTTGATAAATCAAACGAAAGCTTAAGAGATGCTTATAAAGAATTTTCAAGGGATTTTCCTTGGGCAAATTCTGATGAATATTTCAATAAGATTAGTGAAGGTTTCTCAATGGATGGATTATCTAGTAAAGAAAGCGTGTTAGCCAAGCTTAAGGCTACTGCTATAAATTTGTTTCCAACTGAATATACTCAACATGAGGAAAAAAAGTTGAAATCAAAAATATTAGCAGAAAATTCTAAAATAGCACTTGGAGGTGCTGGTTCATCTTCATATGAAATTAAGAATATCGAGGGTGGTAATAATGAAGACCCTCATTTAGTTAAATTAAAAGAAAGGTTTAATTCTTCTTTACCAAAGGGTTTTTCCTCAAAATAAACAATAAACAATATGGATTTCAAATTAAAAACTGGTGAACAAATAAGAACTGTTTTAGCAGTAAAAGCATCAGATACAGTTATTGAAGCTGGTGACTTAGTAGTTATCGCATCTGGACTTATTGTAAAAGCTGGAGCAACTGCTGCTGCTATTGCATGGTGTCCAAAAGCCGCTCCTGCAGGAACAACTGATGTAGAAGTTTCTTTAGGTAATGATTTTACTTTAGAATGTACTTCTGCTGATGATTTCGCTGTTGCTCAACGTGGCGTAGCTTATGACATCTCAGGAACAACTACTCTATTAGTAAATCAATCTGGAACTACTTACGAAGTATTAATGGTAGCTCTAGGAGCTGACGCTGGTACTGTAGATTCAAAATTAGGAGTTGAAGTAAAAATCAACAAACCTTTGTTCTAGTTCTAAATTAAAAAAATAAATAAGTAAAAAAATATGTTAGCAGAATACGCAATACAAAACGTTAAAGGCATTAAAGAATCTTTTGATAATGCCGCTTCAAACAAAATTCTTGAATATAAAGATGCAAATCTTTTTAATATCATGAATACATCTGAAGTAACAGAAATCTTTACCTCAACAGAAGGTATGACAGGTGCAAAAGAGTTAGGTGGTTTAGAAACTCCTCCAGTTCTTGAATTGGAAGATGGATATTCAGTAACTTTTACAGAAAAGAGATTTGGTGGAGCAATTATGCTTGCTGAATCAGAATATAAAAGATATAGTGGTGATTCTTCAGTTAAAGTAGCAATATTTCTTGAAAGAAAAAGAAATCAACTTTTACTAGAACTTACTAATTATTTCTTAGTTGAAACTCACAAGTTTTATAATGAAGCTTTTGATTCAACATCAGATTTATTAGCTCCAGATGCAGTAGAAATTTGTGGTACTCATAGTTGGAAATCTGGTGGAACTTTCGTTAATGTAGATACAGCAGAATTTTCTGAAACAGCAATTGATAATGCTTTAGAATATGCAGGTGCTTTCACAGACCCAGCAGGAAAACCTATGCCTATTAATTTCGATACTATCGTTGTTAAAAAAGGTTCAGCTGCTCATAGAGCGGCTATTAAATTGTTTGCTTCGGGTATCTCTCCAACAGCTGTTAGTGATGTAAATATTTATGAAGGTGAAATGAAAATCGTTGCAACTCCATATATTTCAACAGCTAATAAATCTAATTGGTTTTTAATTGACTCTTTCATTGAAAATCCTTTATATGTTGGTGTTGGTCAAATGCCTCAAATGAATGAACCTCAAGTAGAATCTAATGAAGCTATTCGTTCAAATATTACAGGTTTTTGGAAACAAGGTGTTACAAATCTACCTTACGGTATTTACGGAAGTGATGGAACTGTATAAGTAATAGTTCATAAGTTAAATAATCCTATCACGATTTAATCTCGTGGTTCAAGTTATACTTGATAAAAAAATAAAATATGTCACATAAATACGAACACGTTTCTACTGGTAACGGTTTTAGCGTGAAAAATGGTGATGAAACTACAGAAGTTATAAACCAAGATGGTTCTATCAATGCTACAGTAGCTATTGATGATTCTTCTGTAACATTAGCTAAATTAGCTACATTAGTTTCTCCTTCACATGTAATTAAATTTGCAGTGTTAGGTTCAACTATAACTACTACTGCTTTAGCAGGATTAGCTGTTGGAGATTTAGTTCTTCAATTTGTAGCTGCTGATGCTACTGTTGTTGCTGCACCTTGTGCAATAATTGACACATTACCAAATGACCCAGCTGATGCTGACTACATTGTAGTTCTAAGAGCAACTGCTTAGTTGTTATTTAGTGTCCTCTTTCTTAGAGGGCATTATAATATTAATTAATTAATCAATAAAAAAATTATGTCAAAAAGAAAAATCAAATTAAATAGTACTATCTACAATCGTTCAGGAAAACCTATGACAGTTAAATGGGAAGAATCAACAATAGTTGTTGACCCTAATACTAATGTAGAGATGCAAGAAATTGTACCAAGACTTAAAGAATTAACTGTTGGTGATATGTTTAGAAATTCTTTATTAAATAAAAATAATTCAGATTTAACAGAAGTTGCTGTTTCGTATAATTATTCAATGTTTAAAAAGTTAGAAAATAAAGATGAAATAGAATTAGAAGAAGAAGAAATTAAAACATTAAAACAAATGCTATGTATGTTATATGATACATACTCAGCTGGTCAAGCTTTAGAATATATTAATAAATAAAAAATTATATGGAACAAATGTTTAAACGTGGTAATGTATGGAAACCACTTTCTCTATTGAGAAAAGAAAAAAAAGAAAAAGAAAAGAAAAAAAAGACACCATCTAACTCCAAAAAGTAGAGGTGGTCAAGCAATTCAAAATAATCTATTAACAACTACTTAATATATGAAAGAAAAAAAAGAAAGACAAGAATGCACTATTTATAGTCGTGTTGTAGGATGGTTAACACCAGTAAAGAACTATAACTTAGGAAAAAAAGCAGAGTGGAATCAAAGAAAAGTTTTTAAAGTATAAATATGTATAAAGGATTATTATTAGACAATAAAATAAAACTTGGAGGAAAAGTTACAAAGGTTATCTTAAATAAAAGTGGTAATTGGAAAGAATATTCACCTGAACACGAAAGACAGAATATTCTAACAGAAACTTTGATGTGTGCTACTTTCTCGGCAACAGACTGTATAGAATATATATTCAATAAAAGGATTGCTGATAAAGATATATCAATAGAAGATACTCTCTGGTTAGATGAAAAAGGTTATTTCTTAAATGGAAAAATAAACTTTAATGAAAGATTTATTGGAACACTTGGAGAAACCACTGATCAAGGAGCTTATCAGTCTAAAATAGCCAATGCTATATCAAAATATGGACTTATTCCTCAAACAATGCTTCCTTTGACTAATAACTTTTACAAAAACATAGATAAACAGTATATAACTGATGAAATGTATGCTTTAGGTAAAGAGTTTAAAAAAAGATTTCCTATTGAAAGCTATGGAGTAAGAGATAGAAGCTTAATAGGAGAAGAATTAAAATATTCACCATTACAAGTATGTGTATACTACGCAGATGGAGATGGAATATTATGTCCTGGACAAAATCCTCAACACGCAGTTGTTTGTGTAAATGAAGAAGAAAACTATGTAGAAATAGATGACAGTTATGAAAGACAATTTAAAAAATATTGTAAACAAGCTATTTGGTCTATAATGGGCTTTAAAGTTAATTTTAAACTTATGAATATAAATGAAAGAGTAAAAATAATTAAAGATAAAAACAGTTCAGCAGTTGGAATTTGGTTACCAGCTACAAGCGAAGAAGTTTTAAAATCTTATTGCTTAAATATGAATAAGCAAGTTGTATTAAAAGCAAATGGAGGAATAGACTGGGATAATACAATAGATGGAAAGTTTGAAGAAATAAATTAAAAGATAAAAAAATATGTCACAATACTTATTATATTCAGATGTTGATAGTGTAATTCAAACAGAAATGTCTGGACAAGCACCTAGTAGTTCTAAAATACTATCAGCTGTTAATTCTGAAGTTAGAAACTTATCAACTAAATATGATATTGATAGTTTTTCAAGATTTAAAGATGTCGATTTAGTTACAGATGGTTCAACTGAGTATGATATTGATTTAATCATTACAAATTTAGATTGTAGAAAAATTAAAACTATTAAATATACAGACAATGATAATAATTATGTTGAACTAAACAATGTTGAATATAATGATTTTATGGTTGATATTGCTTCACTTAAAAGAAAAAATCAATTTACTGTTTATTATAAAGATGGTGCTAGATACTTAAGAATTTCAACAGATAATTTTTCAGATGTTACAGAAGAAATGACAATTACTTATTTAACTTCTAATTTAGGGTTAGATGATGATAATGATTTCATAGAATCAATAGTATCAGCTGTTGGTGTTAAAATATTACTACCATCAGAATACTTAGACTTAGTTCAATTAGGAGCACAAAAAAGATTATTTTATCAATCAATTGGTGAAGGTGATCCAGCTCAAGTTGCTATTATAAGAAATAGATACAAAGCAGCACTTAAAGATTTTGGTTTCTCTGATGAAACAAAACCATTAGAGAAGAAAATTAATAAAGTTAAAATGCATAAACCTTGGTAATCTAACAATAACTATGGCAAATAAATTTATAAACATTCCAAATATAGGTGGATTAATCACTAATACTACAGCTGATAAAATAGCTGATAGAAATTCTACTGATTGTTCTAATATGAATTTTTCTTTAGATGGAATGATGCAAACAATAAAGGGTTACGACCCATACGGAAATATAGTAGATACAGCTGGATCTTGTGTCAGGTTTTTCATGTATAAAAAGAACTTTGGAACAATTAAAAGAGTTAAAGTTCTTGTTACTGATGATGGTTCAAATCAATCAATAAAATGGTTTAATACTTCCAATGAATCAGAAAGTTCTGATGGTAAATGGGAAACATTAAAAGATGATTTAACAACAGGAACTGTTTTAGATTATGCTACTGCAAATGGTGATAGTGGTTCTAAGATAAATAGAATTGTAATGGGAAATGGTGTTGATAGCATGATGGTTTGGAATGGAGCTACTGGAACAATAGCATCAGCAACAACTAATACAATTGTTTTAAATGAAAAAATACAAGGAGAAGGTTTTGATACAAGTGGAGTATTAATTATAGATAATACAGAATATGCATATACAAGTTATAGTGATTATACTTTTTCAGGTGTTACTCCAGATGCTAGTGCTTTAACAGCAACTGTTGGAGTATCACAAAAGATAAATAGTGATATATTAGATGAACATTTAATATCAACTCAATCAACTATAGCTTTCGTTCACAATCAACCTGCTTCAAATGATACAATAACTGATTCAAGTTCAGGTTTTGTTTCTGCTGGTTTTACTGTAGGACAAAAAATAGCTATTGCTGGTTCATCTGAAGTTACTAATAATACTGTATATACAATTAAAGCAGTAGTTGCTGGAACAATAACTTTAGAAGATGATGAAGCAATTGTTGCTGTAGGTGCTGGAGATTTGATAACAATAGCAGCTGGTTCTCCAAAAGGAAGTATATTATTAACAGCTCAAAGAAAATTGTTTATATCTGGAGTAGATGGAAATGAAAGTAAAGTTTATTATAGTCAATCAGGAGAAGTTACTTCTTTTGGAATTACATCAGGATTAGGTTCTGGTGGTTCTTTTGATTTAATTGAAGGTGGTGGACCAATCACTTTACTAGAAGCTAAAGGTAAAAATACTGTAGTTATACATAAAAAGGATGCTATTATTGCTTATACTAGAGATAATAATGGTCAATATGTTATTGAAAGTTTTGATACTTTAGCAGATGGCGATGATGTTGGAGCTACTAATACAAAAGCTAGAGCTGGTTTAAATAAGACTTCTTACTTTATGACTGGTTTAGAAGGTGTTAAATTTTTAGAAGAATATTTAACAACAACTGGTGTTAGTTCTTTAGCTATGGACAGTGTTACAGATTATATATTACCAACAATAGCTAAGTATGATAATAGTAATTGTTCTGTAGCTTATTATTCTAAAAAGAATGTTTTACTTGTAGCAACTAACGATGAGAATGGTAAAAGAATTGTTATTAGTATTTATATAAAAAAAGGTGTAAATGGTAGATTCTTTGATATTTCAATAGATGATATACCAGCACAAGAATTTGTAATAGATGAAGATAAATTATTCTTTGCTTCATCTTTAGACCAAAACGTTTACTTAATGTTTGATAGATTTAGTGCCAATGGTGTTAAACAATTTCACAGATGGACTTCTAAGGAATTTACTTTTGAAGACCCAGCAAAATTAAAAAGATTTGATAAAATATATTTAGAAGGTTTTATAAAAGAAAAAACAAAATTTAAAGTAACTCTTTACTATGGAATATTGGGAGAAAATGAGAGTAAGAGTTTTAATGTTTCATGGGAAGATGAAGGAGTTTCAGAACAAAAAGTATCTTCTTTGGGAAGTGATGTTTTAGGTAAATACTCATTAGGTTTTAATAATGAAGATATAAACGGTAGTTATATTTTTAGTATTCCTTTTCATGTAGATGTTAAAGATGCTACTAGATATAAAATAAAAATAGAATCAATTTATACTGACCCAGATGATTATGATACTGAAAGTTATTGGGCAATAACAAACATATCATTAAATACTAGGGAAGCAGCAGTTGATCACGGAAAAATAATAAATACAAATAATCAAACAGGAACTGGAGTAGGCAGTGAAAATGTTGGTTATGCAATATCATAATATATGTCACTAAAATCAAGAGCTAGTTTGAAATCATCATTCGAAACAAATGATGAGCCAACGGAAGCAGATTACAAAAACTTAATAGACAGTTCACCTAACTTTGTAGATGATACACCTAGTGTAGGTATCACTTGGAAAGATGATTGGTCTGACACAGAAAGATATGTAAAATATGATGGAGTAGGTTATGAAGGTTCATCTTATATATGTATCAAAGCACACGATGCTTATTTTGTGCCAACTAATACAACTTACTGGTCTTTATCATCTAAAAAAGGAGCTGAAATAATTTCAGCAGAATTTGTAGGTAATGATTTAGTTCTTACTAATGATGATGCTACAACTGTAACTCTTGTTGACGCTAAGTTAGATTTGACTGGTGAAACTGGTCTTACTGGAACTGCTGCTACAGCTGATGCTGGAACAACAACAACTTTAGATGCTGGAGAGAGTGCTACTGTAACCAACGTAGGGACTACTGCTGATGCTATCTTTGACTTTGCTATACCACAAGGTATTCAAGGTATAACAGGTGCTAAGGTTACTTCAGTAGCTTTTTCAGGTGATAACATTGTCTTTACTTTAGATGACGCTTCAACTGTAACTCTAATAGACGCTAAATTAGATTTAAAAGGTGATACTGGTTTAACAGGGACAGTCGGTAATGGAATTGATAATATAACTAAGACTGATACTACTGGACTTGTAGATACTTACACAATCACATATACAGACGCTTCAACAGATACTTTTACAGTTACTAATGGTGAAGATGGCACTAACGGGACAGATGGAATATACGCTGTTTCAGTAGCTTTCTCTGGTGATAATATGGTATTTACTATGAGTGATAGCTCCACTATTACTTTAATAGATGCTAAGATTACTTTAAAGGGAGATACTGGGCTTACTGGTGAAACTGGTAATGGCATATCAAGTGTAGCTAAAACTGATACAACAGGGCTTGTAGATACTTATACGATTACTTATACAGATAGTTCAACAGACACCTTTACAGTAACAAATGGTGCTGATGGAACTAATGGAACTAATGGAACAGATGGAGCTGATGGTGCTGATGGTGTAGTTCAAGCAGTAGTAGCAGGAACTAATATAACAGTAGATAGCACAGACCCAGCTAATCCTATTGTAAATAATACTCAAACAGTTCCAGTTAGTGGAACAGACTTTGATCCAGTAGGAACGGACAATAGTGATGATAATGCTATTAATACTCTTTACTCTGGATTAGAGTCTAGTAAATTAGATACTGGTCTAGCTTGGCTCTTAGACGGAAACACCCTAGGAGCTAAAAAGACTCTCGGCTCTATTGATGACCAAGACATAGGCTTTGTAACTAATAACACGGAGAGATTAACTGTGTTGAAAGGTGGTAATGTCGGTATAGGAACGACTACCCCTTCTCAAAAACTTGATATTGCTGGAAACATAAACATAAACACAAACGGCACTAGTATTCTAATAAGTTCATATCAAGGTGCTAACTCTGTCGGATATAATTCATTTATTGGTGGAGGTGGACAAAACTCTATTGGAGAAGTAGGTGCTACTTATAAAGGTTCATATAATACTGCACAGGGAGTGTCTGCCCTCCAAAACAACACCACAGGTAACTACAACTCTGCACAGGGAGTGTCTGCCCTCTTCTCCAACACCACAGGTAGCAACATCTCTGCACAGGGAGTGTATGCCCTCTACTCCAACACCACAGGTTACCAAAACTCT